TTATAGATTCCATTTAATTCCCTCATAGACACCTTTCAGACGATTATTTGTAATATGCGTGTACTGTTTGGTTGTATTCCAGCTCTGATGACCCATTAAAGTAGCAGTGTCTCTAATGTCTACATTACTTTCTAAGAGTTTGACACAGAATGAGTGACGCATAGTGTGAGGGGTGATTTTTCCAAGGTCAAGGTAAGACCTAACACGCCTAAACATAAGTTGAACTGTCTTAATAGAGATTCTTTTGAACCCTGTCTGAGATGATACAAATAGGGCGACGTTATTATCCGTTCTCAACTCTAAGTATTTAGCTATGTCATTCTTTAGTTCGTCATTTATGAAACACAACCTTGGTTCTTTGCTTTTACCTACGACTACAAACTTCTCTGCCTTAACGTCGCTAATATTAAGTTTGCATAGCTCGCTAATCCTGAGACCTGTCATGAAGAGCATTTTAATAATGAGGACGTTCCTGATACGGTTGAGCTTTGGGTATCCACGCATTGGTCTTCCTGCCATTTCCATAAGTTCTTCTGCCTCGTGCTCGCCGAGATAGGGAATACTGCATTTTTCTCTCTTAGCTACGATGATATTGTTAGGGTTGACCGTTTTGAGCCCCTGCCGATAACATATGCCAATTACTGCTTTTAGGCACATTGTATAGTTGCGGGCAGTTCCTTGTGAGTGATCCCTGACTAGTGATAGATAATATTTTTGTATACCTTCAAGCTTAATTTCAGTAATATCAATATTTCCAAAATAAGTGATAATAGATTTGCAAGCATATCTATAAGCACTAGATGTATTTGTTGACCCACCACTAGACATTATTCTGAGATTATAGTTGTCAAACGCCTCTGATATTAACATTTAGAAACTCCTCCCCACCCATTAGTTAATAATAGATAGGGAAGAGTACGGTATGACGTATTTGTGAGATTGATGCGCTATACCGAGCACTTCGGATAGATTCCAGCCCTGCAGAGCTGACGATAAATGATTGCGCCAAAAAGTGCGGCTGGATTTTTACCTTTGTGTAGAGCATACTCGACTTTCTCGTTAAGATACGCTCTAGTTAAATATCGCACTGCGTCACAATAAAGAGGTTTGCTACTTCCTGCGTCAAATATTGCAACTAAAGAATCAGCTCTCTCATCTACCTCATTCTCATCAAGCTGTGCTTCTCGCACTCCGTACACTCTCTTCATTGACATTGTCATTGAGTTAGATTCCTTAAGGAATCTCTCATTGTCAATGAGTTCATTGATTGCCTGTACTTTTCCCATATTACCTCCGTTAGAAATTTTAGCACCAAAAAAACTTGCTCGCTCGTCGCAATATTCTAGCGATTTAATGTTGATGACGGCTAAACCCACAAACGAGCGTTTTGCAAATTTAGTCGTATTTGTACCTACTGAGGCCAAGAAAAGGCCCCAATCCCTAAGAAAAGGGACGGGGCTTCAATTCCGATTCGATATTCTTATTGTATCAAACCGAGAGCTGTTTGTCAAGAACGTTTTCTCACCTTCCATCTTCAAGTGCAACATAACCGGGATAAAAAGTGCAGCCTGAGGGCGAAGCACTAGGCTAGGATTTTTATCCCGGTTATGGATTTTCGTGGACTTTTTTGTGATACCACAAAGCCTATTTAACTGTTATAATAATGGTAATCAATCGCAACTATTCTAATTATTAGAGCGGTTGTTTTTTTATTGTAAAATCAGGAGGTTTTATGGAAAAGTGCATTAAAGTGCGCAGAAATAGTGATAACCGTTATCTTATTAAACTTTATGGAAAAGTTTTTGATCTGACGGACAAAGTACTTTTAAATCCAAAGGGAAGCCTGGTAGCTTTTGGCACAAGTTATGATTATGAGGCAATTCTTGAGAATGATTATCGGAAAAACATGAGTGCGAAGCTTAAAATTAAAAAGGAGACTCAAGATGAAGCTTAGCGTAACCAAAAATAAACTAGAGATTATCGAATCTAGCATCTTGAACCGGGGCGAATACAAAGTTACTGACTGTACTTTTGATTTTGTTTCTTGCTACGATGGCTTGGTGAAGAAAGCCTTATTTAAGAATGCTAAAACTGGCAAAACCTACGAAATGCCGATTATTGATAATCGATGCGAAGTTCCAGCTGAAGTATTGATGGATAAAGGTGCGTGCATTATTGGTGTATATGCTTACAATGTGAATTCAGAAAGTGGCGAACTCAAGTTGCGTTATTCTCCAACACCAATTAAAGCAACTATTGATTTAGGTTCTTACACTTCTGACATAGAAAACCCAAGCAATATCACCGCTTCTCAAGCCGAACAGTACGAAGCTAAAATTAACAATAAGCTTTCCGAAATCGACCAAACTATTAAAGACATTAAAGAAAGTGATGCCCTGAAGGGAGATAAAGGCGATAAAGGTGACAAAGGCGACCCTGGACAAGACGGCGCACCAGGCAAAAACGGAATTGATGGTATTGATGGTAAATCGGCCTACCAATGTGCTATAGATAACGGTTACGAAGGTACAGAAGCGGAATGGCTTAAGAGTTTAGAAGGCAAACCAGGCATAGATGGACGAGACGGAACAGACGGAGAATCTGCATTTGCAATAGCCGTTGCAAATGGCTATGCTGGTTCAGAAACAGAGTGGCTAGAAGATTTGCGAGGCACTGACGGAACAGACGGTGCAAATGGACAGGATGGCACTAATGGTAAATCGGCTTACGAGATTGCTATGGATAATGGCTTTAACGGCACAGAATCCGAGTGGCTTGCTAGCCTCAACGGGCGTGATGGTAGGGATGGTCAAGATGGAGCTCCTGGTCTACCAGGTGAGCCTGGTCAAAAAGGAGAAAAGGGTGACAAGGGAGAAAAAGGCGATCCTGGTGAACCTGGGCCTCAGGGGCCACCAGGAAGAGATGGTGTCTGCGCAAGTGTAGAAATCGCTCAAGCCACTGGTGAGTCAGAAACTGCCGTGATGAGCCAGAAGGCAGTCACTGACGCGATTAATAGCTCGCTGGGTAATGTAGAAACAATACTAATAGAGCTACAAAGTGGCTCAGGAACGATTAGTAAGAAGGGTGAAATATGAGCATTATAGACACAGTACAGCAAATCGAAAGTGATCTAAAAAGCGCATATGCTATCGTTAATGATAAAGGCGGAACATTGCCGGCAAATCAAAATACGGCGAACCTATCTGGTGCAATTAGGTCAATTCCGGCTAATGAACAAGACGAACTTGGGCAGCACGTTTCGATTCTTACGATTCGTTACTTAGATGATAATAATAGCCCAACTGGCGAGTGCGCTAAAATTTATGATTGCGCTTTACCAGAATATGGATCCAGCTTACCTAGTGCTTGTTTGTCTGCGCTCGGCAGACAAACAATTCAGCCTACAATCACTAGCTACAGGTTACCAGCGATTGCTAAGTGCCATTTTGATAGTTTCATAATTAAAGGAGCTATCGATCTTGCTACAAACGGTGTTTGTGGCGGTAACTCCGAGACTAACGGTTTTATCAATGTTAAAATAGTGGACTTGAGCGAATGTCAGCCACTAGACGGTGCGACATTATGCGTTGGTAGGTATTTCTGTGCTTATGCCAAGAACCTAAAGACAATAAAACTCCCATTAGTGGGCTGTGATTGTGATAACACCTATTTCATGCACGGTTGCGACAACTTTGTTGGTCCACTTTATATACCAGAATACACTAATCCCCCCACAGATGATGCGTCGCTTGCTACCACAAAAGCTGAAGCGCCAATGTATACTCAAGGAATTACGCTTACTGGTCCCGGAGCTGCCGCTTGGAAGGAGGCTTTACCAGATTTGGACGGAGAAGGTGGATTTTATCGGAAGTTGGTTGTGGGGTAAATGACTATGCTATAATAATGACAATAATCAATCGCGATCACTTTTTTGGAGTGGTCGCTTTTTTGATGAGAAATATAAGGAATTACAATGTCAAGAAAAACTACTAAAACTAAACGAAAAATCAGGAAGTCGGCTGTGCAATTTGGGAAGTCAGGGCTTAAGCCGAGAGTAGTTCATGATGTTGTTAAAAATACAACGAAAAACAGAGATAAAAAACCTAAAAATAACAAAGAGGTTAAGAAGATTCCTAATCCAGATGGTAATAATCAGACCACTCCTTCTGATAAATGGTATGGCAGTTCATATGCTGACACTAAGACTAAATTGAAAATCTATTATGAACATCATCCTGAATTGCATATGAAGTTCATCGAGAGCTTAGTAAAAAATGCAATTGAGGATCCTAAGTGGGCAAAAATGGTAGTAGAAATGACGGGTGGTTTTGATCCTACGGAAGCTAAGGTTACTGGCGAGGTGATACAAATTGCTGAAAATCCACTGAATAGTTTAAGTGTAGAGGAACTCCGTACTATTAAGGCTTTAAAGGTGCTTCAAAATCAGAAAATTAGAAAGGGAAAGAGCAATGATTAACGATTACGACTTGGCTATTTTAGACAAAATTAACGAACGCGATATCGATATTGCTCTGAGCCATAATAACTTATGGTATTTTTGCAATGCGCTCTACCCAACATTCTATACTCCAGATCGTAACTATCTTGTAGATCTATGTGATCGTATTGAGAAGTTTGTTGAAAGGTCCCCTAAACGTTTTCTTATTATTAATGCGCCACCTCGCCATGGTAAATCACTTACGGCTCAGTGTCTAACAGCGTGGCTTTTTGGTAGAAATCCTCAAAATAGAGTGATGACCGCATCTTATAACGAAGAAGTAGCAAGTGTGTTCTCTCGAATGGTACGGGATATGATTTCTACTGAGCCGATGGGTGATCGAATCGTATATAATCATATTTTCCCTAAGACTAAGATTAAATATGGTGATGCGGCCGCAAAACGCTGGAAATTGGAAAAACAAACGCAATATGCTTACCTTGCTACTTCACCAAACGGTACAGCAACGGGCTTTGGCTGCGACTTTCTAATCTGTGACGACCTTATTAAAAATGCCGAAGAAGCCTACAATGAAACAGCTTTAGAAGCTACTTGGAGCTGGTTTACCAATACAATGCTCTCTCGTTTGGAAGGTAAACGTAAGACTATTATCATTATGACTCGCTGGGCAGATGGCGATCTGGCTGGTCAAGTGATTAGTGGCTTTGGTGATCAGGTAGAGGTTATTACTTATAAAGCTCAGGAAGAAGATGGCACGATGCTCTGTGAAGATATTTTGGATGTCAGCTCTTATGAAATAATCAAACAAGAAATGAATCCCGACATTGTGGAGGCTAACTATAACCAAACACCAATCGACATTAAGGGTAGGTTATATAGTGAATTTAAGATCTGGGAAGAAAAGCCCAAAATGCCAGTTATTTATAACTACACTGATACAGCTGACACTGGCACAGACTTTCTCGTTTCTGTCGTCTATGGCGTTTATGAACACGAGGCTTACATTCTCGACTTGATCTGTACAGATGAGCCAATGGAAGTCACTGAACCTGCCACTGCTAAACTTCTCACGGTAAATGAAGTTAACAAGGCTGTAATTGAATCCAACAATGGTGGGCGAGGCTTTGCGAGGAATCTGAGCCGACAGCTTACAGACCTAGGCAACTATAAGACGCAGGTCACGGACAAAGCTCAAATCCATAACAAGGAGAGCCGTATTCTGGCAAGCTCGGCGTGGGTGCAAAACCATGTCTATATGCCTCTCAATTGGAAGAACAAGTACCCAGAGTTTTACAGGCAAGTGATGAATTATCAGAGAAAAGGCAAGAATGCTCATGATGACGCAGTGGATGTCCTTGCGGCTATCTATGAAACCGTGGCAAATACGCCAAAAACGAAAATTTACACCGATGCAGATTTTAATCGGTCTGCGAGAGGGCGACAAGCATTTATAAGATAAGGAGAATAAAATGACGATTAATAAACGAACTTATATTTTACCAAAAAATACTCAACCAACTGCAAAGATAATTGCTGATTTACTTGGTAGTATAAAGCGCATTCAGGAAGTTAAAAAATACCATTTGCTGGAACAATATTATAACGCTGAAGCTATTATTAAGGATGATGCACATAAAGAGCCTCTGATTGCTGTAACCGCTTATGCACGTTATATCGTGGAATTAAATTGTGGCTATCTATTAGGTGATCCAGTTACATATAACGTTAGCGAGCAATACAACATTGAGCCAATTCAAGAGGTGTATGATGCACAAAAGATTCAGAATATTGATATTAAGCTAGAAAATGATGCCAGTAAGTTTGGGCATGGGTTTGAGCGCATTTATATCAACGAAGCAGGAGAATGTCGAAGCGTTAGCCTAGATCCGCGCAACGTGATTTTAGTGCGTGATAATACGGTAGAGCATCGCAAGATGTTTGCTCTTATCTATGTTGAGGCTGTGAACGAGAAGGGAGAAATTGTTGAAGGTGAGTATGACTTAACAATTCTGACGCGTGATAAAATCATGGAACGAAAGCTAAAAGGTGAAGTCTTGATGGGCGAAACGAGCGGAGACATGAGTCATGTATTTGGTGATGTGCCTGTGGTCGAATATATCAATGACGATGATCTGATTGGTGATTTTGAGTCGGTATTGCCACTGATTGATTCTTACAATATTTTACAAACAGCTAGAGTAAATGATCGCTTGAAGACTGCGAATGCTCTGCTACTCGTAAGTGGTGGTAATCTTGATAAAGAACAAGTAGATGCGATTATGGAAGGTCGTATTGCTGACCTTCCAGAGGGCGCGAAGGCAGAATATATCACTAAGACAACTAACGAGCAGGAATCTGAAACTTTGCGGATTTCTATTGCTGACGACATACATAAAATTTCCATGACTCCTGATGTGAGCGATAAGAACTTTGCTGGCAGTGCCTCAGGCGTTTCGCTACAATACAAACTCTTCACTTTTGAGAAACACGCTAAAGATAAGGAACGTTGTTTTGAAGCTGCCCTTATGGAGCGTTTTAGCCTGTATAATGCCTATCTGAACCGCACTGCCAATATGGAGATTATTCCAACCGCCAAAGTGGATGCCGTGTTTCAACGTGCTTTACCACAGAATGATGTTGAAGTAGCGAATATGATTAATTCTCTTGCTGGTTTGGTGGATAAAGAAACCTTAGTGGCACAGCTTTCGTTTGTGAGCGACGCTAAGGAAACCGTAGCTCAAGCAGAAAAAGAAGAAGATCGAAGTCTTAAACTCGGTACTTATGGTAACTTTGACGGGTTAACCGAAGATGAGCCACTAGCGTACACAGACTCAGTAGAAGATTGAGGGCAGGAGTACAAATGAGCAGGAAAAAGGCACGCTACTGGAATGTTGATGAAGTTCGGCCTCTACCAAAAAGACTTTATAAAAAGTTCTATGGTGAGGAGTATTCCGATAGTTGGAAACTAAGGTTCAGTGGACTGTCCGAAGAAGAGAAAAAAGCATTACAACCAATCCTTGAACAGCAAAAGTTCAAAGAAATATATTGGGTGCCTGAAGTAGATTATCCAAGAGGGGTAAATACACCTGATTTATTTATTGATGATGCTAAAGTTGAGATTAAAAGTGTAACGTCTCAGAATTCCATCGATTTGCAAGTTCGCAAGAGTTCTAGGCAGGTAGGCGAGGACGGTTGGCTGATTTTAGATTTCAGTAAATCAAAGCTAGGAAAAACGGAAGTCTTAAACGTTGCAGAACGTAGAGGTACTCGGCAAAAATTAAGTAAATTTGCTATAACAAAGAATAGTAAATTGCTAGATATCAGGATACTTGATAATAAAAAAGATGACCGAGAGACCGCAGACCAAAAAGGGGTCCACGATCCTCGGTCACCCTATATTTCTATTTTACCATACGAAGCAGAAAAAGTCAATAAGAAAATTAGCCAATATTGGCAGGCACGTTCACTAGAGCGCACAGCTCAGGCAGAGCGGGAATCTATTCAGTATTTGCAAAAGATTCAGAAAATCTACCGTAAGGCTACTGGGCATTTAGTGGATGAGATGGTAGCAATGTATAGCGCCTACTACAATAAAGACGGACAGTTTAATAAGGCTGCGCTTTATAACATCGCTAATCATGGCAGTCTCAAGCAGTTTCGTGATGAGATGACAAAAGCTGGATTATCAACTTATTTGCCAGCTAATTATCAAGGACGCATGAACCGTTTAGAGCTTTTAAACGCACAAATATGGCTAGAAGTAAAAAAGTTAGCCATAAAAGAACAACTTATTAGCACTGAGCATTATAGCAATACTGTGAGGGAAGCTTATCGGAAAACGGCTTTTGATATTTTACAACAAACTGCTCGTAGCACAGCCTTTGCTGATTTAAAAGTATGTGATGTAGAACGAATTCTTCAAACTAAATTTTGTGGCAAAAATTATTCGAAGCGCATTTGGGGTAACACCGACCACCTTGCAGAGAAACTACAAGAAATTCTTGCTAAAGCAGTGGCGACTGGACAATCACAGGCTAAAATCATTCGAGAGCTACAAACACAATTTAATGTCGGTAAATTTAATGCCTCAAGGTTAATCCGTACCGAAACCAATTATTTCCAAAATCAAGGCGAGCTTGCTGCCTATACTGAGTTAGGGATAGAGTATTACGAGATTCTTGCTACTTTAGATACGCGCACGTCCAAAATCTGTCAGCGAATGGACGGTAAAGTTTTTCCCGTTAAAGATGCAATACAAGGAAAAAACGCTCCTCCTTTCCATCCATTTTGTCGCACGACGATTGTGCCATACATTGAAGAGCTTGAGTCGGAAAAACGAATTATGCGTGATCCAGAAACTAATCGCAACAAAATCATTGAAAAAATGACTTATGAAGAATGGAAAAAGATGTATCTACAGCAAGAAGATGTAAGTGCAGATGAGAAATCGTCCATGCAACCAAAACGAGTCGGAAATAAAATGCGGAAGGGGGAAGGGAAGAATTATAAGACTATGGCGTCTAATAGTCAAAATTCTAACGTATTAAAAATTTATACTGGAAGAATTATTAATGGTTGTGAGGAAATTAGGTCGCTCGTGAATGAGCTCTATAATATGGATAACCGAACGGCACAACAAATATTTAAGCTAATGGCTAATCAAGAGAGGGAAGTGGTACTTGCTAATCTCAATAGACAAGAAGCTTTATTATTTTCTCGAATAGTATGTGCTCGGCTAGGCAGCCAGCCATCAATTATTATGAGACAAAACGATATCCGACACCTGTTGAACTCAGGACACCTGACTGGTACTAATGTAGATGGAGAAATGCGGATTAGAAAACTCTCTGCTCAGGATTTATCGGAGATTAAGCAGGTGATCAAACACCCAGATAGTGTAATAGGAACCGACCCAAATCCGAGAAATGGTAATAAACGCCTATTATTAGAAAAACAACTTAATCGTAATCATAGATTAATTCTGGAAGTAGATAAAAGAACAGGGCAATTAAGGGTGGTAACTTACTTTAATATTAGGAGACGTAATAGACGCTAGCTCATACAACAACAATACTCCCATAAGGGAGTATTGTTGGTAGGTCAGGGTCCACCTGACTAGCCGGTGGATTTGTACGCCCGAAGCGAGCCTGTCCACAACGGTGTGACGTATTGCAGTCTCCTCTTGCTCTTATTTTCACTTTATCAAATATTCCATGAAACGTCAATATTGATTTGTCAAAAAAGTTTTTGCTATTTAATTTTGTTTGTGCTAAAATGTAAGCAGAATCAATCGCAATCTAGTTTTTCTAGGTTGCTTTTTTGATGGTTAAAATTATTTCGTGGCAAACACGTTAAAATTGGAGGAATCATGTCAAATATTGACAATCAATCATCAGACGGTAATACTACTAAAACCGAAGAAGGTGATGTAAAGAATAGTAGTGAACGCACCTTTACACAAGAAGATCTGGGTAAAAAGCTATCTCTTGAGCGCAATAAATTGCGTGAACAATTTGAGAAAGAAAAGCAAGATGCGCTTAACTTGGCTAAATCCGAGTGGGAGAGGCAAGCCAAGCTGACTGAGGAAGAAAGAGCAACCGAGGCGCAGAAGACGAAAGAGGAGGCTATCGCTAAACGTGAACGGGAGGTAACTTTGCGTGAGCGACGAGTCGAAGCTATCACCTTGCTAACAGAAAAGAATTTACCAGCTACGTTTGTTGAGTATGTGCTTGATGAGAATGCTGAGCAAATGACAAGCAAGATTAACGCACTTGCAAAGACATGGAGCGATGAATTAAAGAAAACTGTTAAAGATGTAGTTTCAGGAGCTACCCCAGAAGACAAAAGTAAAGATGTACTCATCAAAAACGCTACTACGGCTTCCAATATTTATAAAGGAAATGGCAGTAGCGTAATCTAATGATAAAAAGGAGAAGCATATGGCAAAGACTGATGCATTATCTATCCTAGAATCTCAGGACGTTAAGGATAAATTAGCTGAGATTGACGGAAATTTAATTGAATCAATCCAAAAAGACGCATTATCAATGGTATTGAAAAATACTGAGTATTCAGGGGATCCAACTAGTGGTTCAATCACTATTAACCGTTTTAAAAACTCGCAATCAGCAGAATATGGTACTGCCCGCAAAAACGGTAAGGGTTCACAGTTACTCAATAATGGTAAAGTAACTATTAACCTTGATATTAACCGAGAAATTATTGAGGAAATTGAGAAGAAAGATCTCAAACTTGGCACAGTTACCGGTCTCTTAGAGCGAAGAACGAAAAACCATAGCAAACGTATGGCGGCAGAATTAGACCGAGAGTTCTTTAGTCTGGCAGAGAAGAAGGCAACTGCCGTCACACTGGGCGCAGATGTAAAAAGTATTGAAGATGTGGTGGAAAAAGCGATTTTGCAAGTCGAAACCACAAAGAATGATTGGGTTGATGGTGTTGATAGAACAGATATTGTAGTAACGCTTAGCTCATCGGCTTATAGTTTGTTGCGTAAATATGTTGATCGTATTGATGGCGGAGTGGGCGCAGAGGAAGCACCTCTATTTCATGGAGTTAGAGTATATTCAAATACTCGACAAACTGCTGACGTAATTGTTATGCGTCAGGGTTCAGTAGGTCAACCAGTTTCGATTGACGAATATGACGCTGAGCGAGTAGGATTATCAAATGCCGTGGCGGTTGAGTTATTCTATAGCTATGGCACTGCAGCTATTACGCCAGATTTAATTGCTAAGGTAGAGAACTTACCCGCAGTGGCGACAGTTGCTGAAAAAGCTTAAAGTAAAATAATTGAGGATGTACAGGTGGACTCTGAACTATTTGTAAATGAAGTGATTGCTCAAGTAAAGGTAATTAATCGAACACTAAATGATGATGAGCTATTACGCTTCGTGGTTGAAGAAGTCGTTGAACGGACTGCACTATACCTTCGTTATAGTGATGATGATAAGTTTGATGCTCGATTAACACGAGTACTCGCACGGGTTGCATCCTCAATTTTTAACAAGACTAATCGTAATCTTGAGAATGTAGAGCCTGATATAGAAATTAGGTCGATTAGCGATAATGGGCAGTCTGTTACTTTCGGTAATACTACTCGAAACTATTTAGCCACTGTTGATGATAGCGAACTTTTTGAGGGTTTTACAGCATTGTTGCGACCTTATAGGAGGATTCGTGGAATTTCCTAGAACCGCCAAAAAAATTATTGCTCAGACTTTTTATGATAAAGAGATCAAAATCTTAGAAAAGCAAGATGAGCTTAATTCGGAAGGTGGGATTATTAGCAAAATCACGAGTTGCAAGGCTACCTTTAAGGGAAATGTAAGATTTGTGAGTGGGGAAAGAGTCCAATCAGGCTTAGGCTTAGTAAAACGTGGTGATATTCAGATTACCTGCTCAACCGGAGTTAAAGTAGATTTGAACGATATAGTAAGCTACGCTGGAGTTCAATATACCATTATTGAACTATTACCAGCAGATTCGCATTTAACAATTGTGGGGAAAAGATGAGCAAAAACGGAAGAGCTGTCAGTATCGAAATTAGAGGGATTGAGTCGCTATTAAAACGACTTGAGAAAGTTGCAGATTACGAAAAAATGAAACGAGTAGTATCTAAGGCAACGCAAATAGTCAATAGGCGTGTTAAACAACTTTGTCCAAGTGAGAGTGGACATTTAAGAAACAGTATAAAAATGACAGTTGCTGATTTTGGAGGCAATATTGTAGGTATAGTGTCGACTAGTTGCGAATACGCTGGATATGTAGAATTTGGTACAGGTATCAGAGGTGATGGCTCAGCGCATCCTTTAACTAGTAAGCTTGGCCTGGCTTATCGTCAAGATTGGGCAGGGCAACAGGCACAACCATTCATGTATGAAGGTTTTGTGCAAAGTGAAGCAAAAATTAAAGCTTTAATTGAAGACGCAATAAAGGAGAGCCATGTATAACCCAAAGCAGGAACTTTATTCCATTCTAAGTTCACTTGGTTGTGCTTGTTCTCAGGGATACCAATCGATCTTTAATGAAGTGCCTGCAATTACATTTGTGGTTGGAAAAAATGTGCCACGCTACAACTTGGATAAAACGGTTATTGCATATGAGATTGAAGCAACGATTGATATATGGGCAGACGAGTCGACGACTCTTAGCTACATTGCAGATAAAGTAGAGTCTGTAATGCGAGATAACGATTATCTACTATCGCATTCTACTGACGTACTCGCACCAGAAGAATGTTTATGTCATTATCAAATGCGTTTTGACGCAATTAAACCATAAAGAAAGGAAGAATATGGCAGGTATTAAAACAATGAGCACAAGTCTCACTATTAAAAAGGCTGATAGCGAAACTGAAGACCTAGTGTTAAAGCATGTTGCTAGCATCGGCGAACAATCTACAGAGGTAGAAGAGGTAGATGTTACTACATTGGATAGCCCAAATGGTGCGAAAGAATTTATCTCTGGAGCAAAGGATCCCGGTTCAATGGATATTGATATTAATAACTGTGGTGACGGACAAGTAGAAAAATTGCAGGCATTATTTGATAGCGGAGAAGTTCGGGATTGGGTAATTCAATATCCAACCAAAGCAACTTTGACAATTAAAGCCTATATCGCAAAATTAACTTTTGGTGAAGCAACAACTGACGGGCTAATGAAATCATCAATTTCTTTACGTTTATCGGGTGAACCAGTATATAAAGAAGCAACGACTGCCTAGATAAAAACTCTTTGGGGGAGAGTTAAAATCCCCTTAATATTATTTAGTTGAGGAAAATATGACGATGAATACGGTTGTTTTAAACTATAAGGCAAGCAATATTGCTAAGGCAGAATCCAAATATGGAGCTAACTTCATGGTGGCAATTGACAATTTAGGCACGAGCATTTCCATGAGTGATTTGTATTTCCTGTATCAAGCAGGAGGGGCAACAGATGAGGAGTTTGACCAAGCGATGTCTGGCGGTATTACTAAAGCCGTAATGCCAGTTTTGGAGGCAATTAACAACGCTGGTTTTTTAGGAATAAAGATAGATTTAGCCGAACTAGAACGAGAGATGCAAAATGCAACGCAGAAAATGCAAAAAGAACTGACAGCTTCACACAGTATTGGCGTAGAAACCAAGTCTTAGCATTTCAGATTGGTATGTCGTTAAAGGGATACTGGGAATTAACTATTGGTGATTTTCTTGATTGTATCGAGGGGTATCGAAGGAGGCTTCAGCAAGAGCAGGAATTACAAGATAGTGTCAATTATCTATTGGGTCAGTACATATCATATGCTGTAAATGATCCTAAAAAATACCCTAAAAACCCTTTTCTCAGTAAAAACACAAAAGCCAACACTGACTATATGCTATCACCAGAGCAACATGAATTAATGGCTCGAGCTAAATATGGCAAGAAAGGGAAAACATGACTAAAGTAGATGAGCTTGAGGTACTAATTAGTGCAAATACTCAAGGTTTTAAGAGGGAACTTGATATAGTAAAGAGGCAACTTGGAGCGTTGCAGTCTTCCACTAATAATATTACCAAAAAAGTATCAGCTTCAGCAGTCGCTATGGGTGGTGCTATTGCTGGTATTGTTTCTAATGTTTTTTCTAAACTAATTTCAGCGGTTGGATCGCAAGTGGATTCTGCAATTGGGCGTCTAGATACACTCAATAATTTTCCTAGAGTGATGGCTAATTTAGGCGTCAGTAGTAATGATGCAACTAAAGCTATAAATGTGCTCTCAGAGAGATTAAATGGATTGCCAGTTAAACTTGACGAGGCTAGTCTGGGCGTGCAACGTTTTACGGCGGCGAATGAAAATATTGGCGCTTCAGTAGATATGTATCTCGCAATGAGAAACGCAATGTTGGCTGGTGGGGCATCGGCAGAGATGCAAACTGCTGCTATGGAACAATTGATGCAGGCTTATTCTAAAGGTAAACCCGAGGCAGAGGAATGGAAAAGTATGCTTCAGGCTATGCCAGCACAACTTAAACAAATCGCTACATATATGGGATACACCTCAACTGCAATTGGCGGAGATTTCCAACAGGCTCTAGTAAATGGCGATATATCCATGAACGATTTCATGATGACCGCTATCAAACTTAATAAGATGGGTGCAAATGGGTTCGCGAGTTTTGAAGAACAGGCTAGAACTGCCACCGGAGGAGTGGCGACATCGATTGAACGTGTGCAAACTGCTTTCTCTCGGGGAATAGCAACTATTATGGACACAATTGGGCAGAGTAATATTGCTGGGTTCTTTAATACAATTGTATCTGTAATTGATCATGTCTCAATCTATATTGCCGCTTTTGTAAAAATTATAAAAGAAGCAATTGCGTGGATTAGTATTTTATTTGGTAATTCTGGCTCAACTAGTGGAATGGTAAAATCGACCAGTGAAGCCTCAAAGAATTTAGATGGTGCAGTGAGTGGGGCGTCTAATATTGCTAGCGGTTTAGATAACGCAAATAAGTCTGCAAAGAAACTAACAAAACAACTTGCTGGCTTTGATGAAATGAATGTATTGCAAGACAATAGTGGCTCTGATGGTGGATCTGCTACTGGAGGTGGCGGTATTGTGATACCTGATTATGATTGGGATACCTCTGGGATAACTAACGGAGCCGATCAAGTCGCAAAAGCTGTTAAAAATCTCAAAAAGATTTTCCATGACTTATTTGGTAGTTTTGATTTAAATAAAATAATCAATGCCTTCAGGCAATTTGGAGAAGATATCAATAAATTACTTACCCCGGCTAAGCGAATCTTGAATGAAGTTTGGAACGACTACCTCAGACCTTTTGTCAATTGGGCAGGTAACGATTTATTGCCAGGTTTTCTAAATGCTATTGGTGGCGCTATATCGCTTATCGGGGAAGTTCTTGGTAGATTCTGGGATAGATTTTTGAAGCCGTTTATTGATGTTTTTCTAGTGCCTATAGCACAGTTTACTGGTGGCGCCATTGTAGCTGTTCTTAATGCGATTGGGGATGCATTAAGGTGGTTAAGTCAACAAGATGCGGCAGTGGAAGTAATCAGTGCGCTTATTGCTGGATTTGCAGCCTATCAGGTAATTTCGAAGGCCTCAAACGCATTAAATAAATTTATGGATGCGTTTACCATTGCTAAGCAGGGTATCCCCTCAGCTCAAGCTGCTATTGAGGCTAGTGGGGGAGCATTTGCAAAAATGGGCAGTATAGTTGGAGGGGCAGGTACTACAATAAAAAGTTTCGGTGGAATAATTAGTAATCTTGCTAGTGCGATTTTTAGTCCTGCAACGATTGTAACTCTTGCACTAGTTGCGGCTTTTGAGGCTTTTCAAGTTGCTATGGAATATAACAAGCTAAAAACAATGGAGGCTAAATTAGCTGAGGAACTATATAAGACAACAGAGGAATCAGTACTTGAAACGACAGAATGGCATAACGATTCAATTCAGCGTCAAATAGATCTTAAAAAGGAACTTGAAGGTATTACAAAAAATGTTGCCAACGCAAATTTATCGTTACTGAATGCGCAGGAAGCGTTTAGCTCAGCTCAAAATAAGGCCGAATCAATAGCTAAACAATATGGAATGACACTTCAAGAAGCGAAAATATATGTCGATAATCTAGATATTGCAAGTGGAAATTTATCAGAAAAAGATAAAGAACTAGCTCAGTCGGTTTTTGATCTAAACAGTAAAGAGCAAGCTGTCAAAGATTCGATAGATAAGGTAACAGAGGCAAAGAGTAACTTATCTGAAAAAACCGAAGAATTATCAAATCAGCAATGGAAGGAAATAATGTCGCAACAGAAGGCTGAAGCTGAGGCATTGTTGGCTGCTGGAAAATACGATGAATTATCTAGAAAAATTATTAGTTTAAAAGACTCAAACGGGGAATTTACGTTAGCTAATGGCGAAAACTGCAAATTCACTAAAGAACAAATGCAGAGTATGGCTGAGTTTGTTGGTGACCAATTAGCAACAATAGATGATAGTAATGGTGTTGCTTGGCGTAATATCTGGGATAAAGCAGATAGAACGGTTGCAAATTTGCGAAATACGACTATACCGAATTTAATTAGCGGATTGGCACAGGGCGGATTATCTGCTGGGATAAGTCTCAGCGATGGTATACTTAGTGCTTTAAATAATAAACAATCTCAGCTTAATGGAGCAATAGGCAGAATTGGAAATAGTATGCTGGGTGTATTTAAGGGGACTTTCCAAATTCATTCCCCGTCCAGAGTCATGAAAAAGATGGGAGCATATATTACAGAAGGGCTCGGGCTGGGCATTTTGTCAGAAAATAAAACTGTTGAAAGTGCTGTTAATAGAGTGGGGGACACTATTCAGGGCACAATAGGTTGCTACCAATTAGATGTTGATAGTATTATTTCTGGAATTAGTAGTGATATACTACGTTCTAGTATTAACATACCTAATATTCATCAGGACATCAATTCTCAAATTCAGAATGTGATAGACGTTAACGAGCGTCCAATTCAGTTACTACTTAAAATCGATAGTGAAAATATTCCAATATCCGCAACTAGAATTACAGAATTACTCAATGATAGTACGTTTTTAAATAATCGAAATTTGCTTAGTGTATAGTCTAAAGTGGTTTATTTTTTGTCAATCTTACGATGTATTTTTTCGATAAGAGACTCAACTCCCGTAACCCCGTTCCACTCGTCAGAGGCATTAATAAATCTCTGAGTTTGATGGGCGATATCAAGAGCCTCGTCGTATCGTTTTACGGCGTACAATAACTAAATATAAGAACACATTATTGGTATTGGGTCGTAATCATTATCAGTATCTGTATCGTCCAGTATAGATACTTGAAGTTGATTCTAAAGCATTGTAGTACAAGAAAATCAAAGTAGCAACAGCAAAGATCCATATACCGATTAGTGCAATCAGGATATTACGAGTGCTGGATTTAATATTTTTCGCAGTACGCTCCTCCTCTTCATTTAAGTTATATACTTCTGCTTCACGAATTTGACCTCGACTCATGGCAAAGAATACAAAAACTAGGGGTAAAAATAAAAGTCCTAGCCACATCATATGCTCGTAGGTTTTTGCCTTGCTAAGTCTTAGCTTGATCTCTATTGCGTTTTCTTCGTCCATGATTTTTCCTTTCCCACTAAAAATGGGCTAATGTTAAAATGTATTTGCTTACAACACATTCAAAGCCTTAGCTTTCTCAGAAACATTAGCCCAAGCTCAAAGCTAAGTTTTCCTTGAATGTATTGTAAGCACTTCTATTGTAACATTTTTAGGTGGTTTTTAGTATAAAAAGATAAGATATGGTACAATAAGCATACGAGTCAATCGCATAGCTGTAATTTGTATAGCTATGTTTTTTGTTGAAAGGAAATGATATCGATGGCGTATAGTGGTGCTTTACTGAAAATCAATAACATTCATATTGTGGGTCTAAAAGAATATGAGGTAAATCGTTCCAAGCTATGGAAGGAGGCTGGACGCAATATGAATGGGGATATTTCTGCCACAATGATTGGTGTTTTCCCCAAACTTGAATTAACATTTCGAGATGCATTAACGGAAGAAGAAATTAGTACGATTGAAACATTGCTTGATTTGCCGTATTTTGATGTTACGTATTATGACCCCAAATATAGGGGAAGCAGAACTGCAAAATATTATGCAAATGATTATACAGTAGGATTACTAGAGCGTAAAAGGGGATTATTTAAATCCTTTACAGTGCATTTAATACCGGTTAGTAAAGAAGGGTAAAAATGATTTTAATACCAAACGTAATAAAAGACGCCTTACGTTCACCAATTAAGGCTGGCGTAGTAGCACAAGTAACAGTACTCAGTACTGATGAGAGCTATACTTCAGATAATACATTGCAATCAGTTGTTATGCAGTCAACTGGCTATTATTATGGAGTAGCTACTAGGGCTGCAACAATTAAACTTTTAGGAACAGATTATAATTTAGTAGACAAAAAAATACATATTGAACAAAATGTAATGATAGATGCAGTAAAGGGGGAATGGCAGAAATTTTCGCAAGGCTACTTTATAGTTGAAGATCAGCAAGTTGATTTAGGGAAACATGTTACTACAATTAAGGCATATGATTTGATGGGAAAGCTAGCTAAAATTCATTATAATCAATCTGATGCTTTAACTTTTCCATGCACTATAGAAAATTTGGTAAAACAAATTGCGGAGCACCATGATTTAGTTCTTGAAACGAATTTAGTAGATTTACCAAATGCCAATTATGAGATTTCTGAAGATTTATATGAAAAAATTGAAACGATGACCTATCGTGATATTTTAGCAGAGATTGCTGGAGCAACAGCGACAATTGCTTTAATAAATGCGAAAGGGAATTTAGAGTTTAGGCTGTTAGCTAGAACGACATCTGATAATTTGACTTATGCGGAAATGTCAAAATTCAAAACTTCACCGAAGTATGGCGAGGTGAACTCTGTAGTATTAGCTCGAACACCACAAGAAGATAACATCGTGTTTTCAGACGATGAAAGTATAAAGGTTAATGGTCTAACAGAAGTAAAGCTTGCAAACAATGAAATTTTAGACGATGACAGACAGGAACTAATCGAGCCAATTTTTAATGCATCTAAAGGATTTTGGTTCTTTCCAAGCGAGATAACAACTACTGGACACGGTTATTATGAAATTGGCGATCGGATTGCGATCCATGATAGCGAAGGAAGCAACTATGAGACTATCATTACGAGTATAAGCCTAACTTTAGATGGCGGTATTAGCGAAGTAATTAAAGGCGTTGCTCCTACTATAACACAGACCAATTATGCATTAGCTGGTGGGATTACTAATGCATTACATAACACGGAAATTAAAGTAGATAAACAAAATCAGAGGATAGAATCTATTGTTTTCAAACAAGAAACATTTGAAGGTAAAGTGAACGAGAACTTCACCAAAGTAACTCAAAACATTTCTAGCGTAATTACTTCTGTGCAAAATTCCGGCGGGAATAATCTGCTCAAGAACTCGGCAATGTACTTTAGGGACACGGAGGGTAAGCCTACCTATTGGGAGCTTGCAGATAATGGCACCTTGGAAATTTTGCCTACAGCAGAGGTGGGCAATTACGGTGCTCTGAGTGGACAACTGATTAAGTTAGTTGGTACGAAGATTATACAACAGGTTTCGGTGATGGCGAGTGAAGAAGGCAAGACAGAACAAGTTTACTCATTCTCTTGTCGGGTGTATAAAACCGCAGTTGGCAGTGCACAGATTAAGCTCACTGACGGAATTAATACCTGGAAAAAAGAATTCCTTATTGGTGAAGAAACAATTTATCAGGAGGTAGCTTTCGAAGGAATACGACCAGAAGCTAGTATTCTTACTCTGGAAGTATCCGCAAGCAGTGATGCAGACCTCCGGGTGATGGATATGATGCTCTCAAGCGGAGATTACCGTTCGAAGTGGACGCAGGCGAACGGCGAACTTGCCAATACTGACGTTAAAATCGACATTAGCGGCATAGAAATAAATTCT